ACCAAGTCGCTCGACGTTGGCATTTGCCAGTTGAAATTACTCGTTGGATTCGCCATTTGTTCCCCTTTTCTACGCCACTATTGTGGCATTTGCCCAGTCTAAAGTCGGCGACACGCTTGACCATGTTTCGGTAATCGGTACGTCGTTCCAACGCATTGCCTGTAATGAGTAGGCAAGCGGTGAAAGCAACAGGGTCACGGAAAGTTGATTGTACGACGCCTGAAATCCCCAGCCTTCCACAAAGCCTTGAAATGTGCCGGAATTCATGTTGAGCGGTAAATTGTTCAACGCGATCGCTTCGCCCATAAAAACGTTTAAAAGGTTGTCGCGATCAGCGTCGTCAATTTCAGGATTTGTTAAGTCGAACGCGATTTGGCTAAAAATTGGTTCAGGGTTGGCGCGAAGGGAAAGATAAAAATTTGCTTGGTCAGTCGCGTCCGCCGACTTTTCAAGTGTTGTCGTGATGATTTGGGCAAGAGAACCGTAAAGTGCGATTGACGCACTATCGCTGGCAGATACTTCCGCGCTACTGGTTGAACCGTATTTAATTGTAAGACTGTTTCGAACGTCGCCGACGCGTGTTTCAATGCGAAGTCCAGCGGCTCGCGCATGATTTGCGTCAAGATCGACATAACCGTTTGCAGCAAGGTATTGAGTGCGGTGCGTTGAATCGGCATAACCAATGCGCCCCAGACTGTCCTCGTAAATGTATCCAAGCCCTGACGTTGCTAATGCTGAGACTAAGGAATAGACGTCAACACGGTCGGAAGAACGTGACGCCAATTCGTAGTTTCCTGGGCGGTCAATTTCGCCTAAACCGTTATTTTCCGCAGTTGCCCAAGTTGTTCCCGCTGGTGTGTATGTTCCCCAAGTAACCGAACCAGCAACCTGTCCCCAACTGTTGAACAAAACGTCGCTCAAAATCTCATAAATCTGATCGCCGTCAAAATCTTTTGAAAGGACGCCATTTGTCAACGCTTTTGGCAAACGTGCCAATGCGCCTAATGCGGTGATCGAATAAGTCTGGGTAAATGTTGTTGAACCGACGTCACGGACTTCCAAACCAATGTCAACGACGTTGCCACCAAAAATTGAAACAAAGGCGTTAGACGTGTCTTTGATTCGAACCGAAATTGTTGAATTGATCGAAACGGGAATCGTGCTTTGTGAAATGTCAATAAGTTGAAGGTTGACGTAACCCGCTTGGGCTTGCTCGTAAATGTTTGTTCGACCGCTTCGAATGGTCAGATTGGCTAAAACGGCGTCGGTGTATTCAACGCCGTCAATTTCAACCAACCAAACGGGATTCCACTGGGTCATAGCGCAACAAGATTTCCAGCACCGCCCGTGCCACGGTATGCCGAACTATTAAGCGTTTCTACAATTGTGCGGGCAGTGCCTTCCTTGTCAAACGCACCAGTAACCGTCAAATTGATTGTTGTCCCCATTGAAGCGGCTTCGGCTTCTCTAAATCGACCAGCATTGAATGAACCAGTGACCACGTTTGTTGCAGCCGCAGCAGCAGTTGCAGCGACCTTTGAAGCGGTAGTCAAACCGCTAGTGCTTGGAATAGTTATTCGTGGCGTTGTTGTCAATGTACCGCCACCGCCAGTGCCACCGCCAGTGCCGCCGGTAACAAATGGTTGACCATTAGGCATTGTGCCAGAAAAACCAGCCGCACCGCCCGTCCCTAAATTGCTGGTTTCAACGTCACCGCGTCCAGCCAAAGCGTTTGCACCCGCTAACACACCAGCAGCAAGTGCGACTGCACCCACGCCAAGTAAAGGATTTAATGCAAATGCGGTGGCAACACCAGCAACAATTGCTGAAGCCTTCAGTGCATTGTAAGCCTTGATTAAAGTCGTAATTAAAGCGATTGTGGCTTGAATAGCAGCGGCAATTTTAGAAACGACAAAAACCGTAGCCAAAACGCCAGCCAAAACAAGTAATTCGTCTTTTAACGAAACAACCGTTTGAATAACCGATTTAACACGTTCGCCCCATGCACGCGCGGATTCTTCCGATTCTGTCAAGCCTTCGTTAACACCGTCCTTGCCCGTCAGACCATTTGCAAATTGCTTAATCAAAGGAATGATGTTTTGCGAAAATGCAGTTGCAAGTTCTAGAACAATTGGAAGCAATGCTTCACCAATGACAAGTTTTGTGTTTTCTAACTCAGCACTCAGAATTTTTGTTTGATTGGCTAAACCGCCTGACGTACGGGCGAAGTCACCCTGCGCGGCGGTTGTTTGTTCGTAAATGACCTTTTGAGCAGCCAGCACCTTTTGTTGCGGTGTCAAGGCGTTTTTGGTTGTGCTAATCAAACCCAATTCAAGGGCTGCATTTTTAAGTGTCGCGTCGTCTAGTAAAACACCGAAGCGGCGTAGCGGTTCTGCTTCACCGCGCAAGGCTGAACCAATGGCGTTAATTGCTTCGTCTTGGGAAACGTTGTTGAAGGAAGCAAGATCGGCAGCCAATGAAACGAATCCTGTTGAGAATTCAGTTAGTGCGACACCGCTAAGCCCAGCGGATTTGCCGAAGATAGCAAAATTGGCAGCCGCGTCCAATGCTTGTTGTTTTGTTTGTCCTAGTGATTGAGCAGCACCGTCGGCAAACTTTTCAATTTCCTTAGCAGAATCACCAAATAAAACGCCAACCTTTGAAATAGTTTCGCCTAGATCGGAAGCGGCTTTAATTGAATCGATTGCAAGTTTGCCAGCAAACGCAACTGCGGCAGCCGTCGCAACTTTGAACGCAGTCGTTATTTTGTCGCTGAAACCCTGTAACTTTCCAGTGAAAGTAGAAACGTCTTGTTCGCCACTCTTTAAGGATTTATTGAGTTTTTCAACGTCCGCAAGAATGGATAGTTTGAGAGTACGACTTCCAGCCATTAGTCAAACTCCTTAACTATTTTGTCAAAAGATTCGTTCCAACGTTTTAGAATTTCGGGTTGGATACTTCTCAGCGTTGGATAAATAAACCAGCCGCGTGAACCCCTACCCTCGCGACCCGACCAGACTGGAAATTGCTTCAAACGGTTTGAACCGAATTCAAGCCCGCCCCAAAGTTGTTGGGTTGTGCCGCCGCCCGAAAATTTTTGCCTTGCAAAACCGTATGAGATTTCGCCAACCTTTGAACTTTTTGAAACTGTAGCACCCGTTGCAAGACGCAAAGAACCCGCTCTATTTGTACGTGTTAACGCCGCAGCGTCAATGACGCTAGATTTCACGTATTCTGCCAATTCGCTAGACGCTCTTCTGGCTTGCGCGGTTGCTTCTTCGTCCATTGCTTTGAATGAGCGTTTAATGGCGTTCAATTCCGCTTTGTCATAACTGATCGATTCAGTTGCCATTTTCCCGCCTCTCCAGAATTTCAATAACCGTCAGAATGTCCTCTGCACTTTGAAAATCATCTGGGTGTAGCCCTGTTGCAAGGGCTACTTCCCAAACTATTCGGCTTAGACTTCCGACTGGGTAACTTTTGGGTTTGCCTCACCAACACTCACGTCAGCAATGGTTTCAGTCCAAACCTCTAGGGTCTTGATTGGCTTGCCCGCTGCTTCACGCTTCATTGCATAGTAAGCAAGAAAAACAAGATCAGAAATTCCGATTTTGTCTTGCGCCTGTGCAATTGTGTTGCCTGTGTGCTTTTCCCAACGAACCCACTCAGGGGGAGCAGCAACAAACGTTGCTTGCTCACCGCTGGTGAATTCGATCGTAATTGGTAGTTTCATTTTGTCTCCCGATTGTTTGTGTTAGAACGCTTCGGCTGGTGTGCCGATAACGGTAAACGATAGTGACACTGTCTGTGCGTCTGGTGCAGTACCACCTGCGCTTGGAAACGCTGGCAAAATCTGGAATGTAAATGTTGCACCGCTTGCGGCAGTCAACACTGTGGTGATTCCTGTATTTGGCGCTGATTCTGTTGCGTTCCATAAACCCTCGCACAATGAACCAGTAGCGCCCCAGTCTGCAAGCATTTCAACGTCAAACGAGAACTGGTCATCAATGTGACGGTAGACCTTGCCGTCTAAAGTTTGGTACGTTTCAATTGTTGGGCTATTAGATAGCACGGCACTGGTTGCTTGCGCGTCGTAATTATTGCCACCAATAGTAAAGGTGACATCGCGCCCAGTTATTACTGTTGTTGGCATTTTTACTCCTTATGTTGTTTGTGTGTAATAAGTTGAAACGTTAATGTC